GCTTGATGTAGGTAAAGATACTATCAAGACGCTGCGCTACGCGGTCCTCCGACATCTCAAGCGAGATGTACAGAACATTCTTACCGTCAAGCACCGACCGTGCGGCTTGGTTCGCTAGGAACAAAGACTTACCAACACCAGGAGGAGCGACCACCATCGCAAGTTCCTTGCTAGCCATACCACCTTCTAGTTCTTGGTTGATAGTTTCGAAAGGAGTGCGGAACTGGGCGTCAATGGAGTTGTTAGTAAGCCTTTCGTATCGACCTTCAACATCGCTGAAGTAGTCTGCACCTAGGTCTACATCCCGGCTGACGGAGAGAGCCTCACGAATAGACTCCTCAATCTTACCAAACTTCTTTTCTTTGAGAAGCTCAATGGACCCCATAATGGCGTCTTTAAGAGACTGCTCTTTTGCAAACTCCTCTACCTTATCAAGATAGAAATCCTCGTTCGCGATGGACTTCTCGTCAACAGCATTGATAAGATTTAGCTCATCTTTGTAGTCTGACAGAAGCTCGTTGTCCGACTTCACGGAACGAATACACTCAAGGATTTGTTCGTCCGATGGAGAAGTTTTGTAGGAGATATAGTAATCCTTTATCGCTCGCCAGATTTTTTGGTGGGAAGGGAAATCAAAGTACCCTTCCTTAACCATCGGCATTGCCTGTATGAGAAAATTCTCATCGGACTTGGCGAGGTACAGAATACCTCTCTGAATAGATTCCTGAAACTGATATACCATTATTATTGTTCTCCGGTTGAACCGAAGCCTCCTTCGCCGCGTAGGGTTTTGTTAAGGGGGCTGTTCCATTCATCAGAGTCCATGATGTGGATTTTTGGGCAGAAAACTGGGGAGCAAACCACTTGGGCTACTCTGTCTCCTGCTTGTACCCGAACAGACTCAATGTTCAGGTTACGCAGACACAGCTTAATCTCGCCTCGATAATCCGAGTCAATGGTTGCTGGAGCGTTTGGCATCAGAAGCCCTTTAAAGCCCCAGGAGCTACGCAAGCGAAGCTGGGCTTCGTACCCATCCATCATGGAGAAGTACAGTCCTGTGCCTACCAGAACGGTTGTGTGGGGAGGAATCAGAATGCTCTCGTTTGAGGCAATATCAAATCCAGCAGACCCTTCCGTTTTGTACTCCGGGTTAGGGTTGGAGGACTTGTTTAAAATAAAAATTTTGTCCACTTTGGTTAGTTGGTTGTTATCCGTCATGACGACGCCCTACGTGTTTCTTGTCAATTTCTCTAGTGATTTTATCTTTAGCTTGGTCGGCCACAATTCGTGCCCGTTCATCAGTAATTCGTTTCTTTTCAGCGGCAGTCTCCTCGTCCAGTTTCTTAATCATACCAGTCTCAAGAGCCTTTTCCACATTAAGAACTTTCTTTGAGTATGGGGAAGCAGCGGTTCCTTCGATTTGGTCTTCGGCGTTCACAGCTTTTTTGGTTTCTTCGATTTGAAGCTCCATCCACTTGTGTTCCGCGTCAGCCAAAGCTCGGGTGTAATGCTCGTTCTTCACTCCAGCCATAGTTTGACCGCGAATAAAAGAGTTCGCTACTCCCTCCATGCACCAAACAGATTCATGGTCGTTCCCATAGGGACATTGAATCGACGACGGTACATGGGTTGGAGGTTCTTCGTATCGAATGTGAAACTTGTTGAATCCTGGACAGTCTGGTTCACCTTCGCACACAAAGCGAAAGCGGACCTCTTCGTCCAGATTTTCATCTCCTGGCCATTGCATACCCATACGATATTATAGGACTCGACAGCGTATTTTGAAGAGAAAACCCCCACCCCGTTTATTATGCGGGATGGGGGAGTTTCGAAAGTATTTTCAGTTAGAGTTCACAGACGCCTGATTTGCAGGTATCCACAGAATCTACTTGCTCTTCAACAGTACCATCTACGATTAGCTTGTCGAGATTGATAGTGCTGATATCGACGGCTTCCAAAGGCTCGTTACCTCGACTCGACGCTCTGTAGAATGTTGAGCCTTTTAGGTCATTCGCATACATTAGCAGGTCGTCGTACAAAGTTTCTGGTTTGAAGTCCGCAGGAAGATTACAAGTCTTTGATACTGCTGAATCGATGTAAGCCTGTACAACTGCTTGAACTTTAATATGTTCCTCCGGGGTGACATCATAGGCTCCGACACAGTGAGACACATCTCGACCACGAAGATAAAGCTCCTTGAACAGAGGGTCTACAACATAGGTTTCGTTCCAAACTCCTTCTGTGCCAGTTCTCCACCTTCTCTTGTAGACAGGAGCGAAGATAGGCTCCAAGCCAGTTGAAACACCTAGAACCATGCTAATAGTTCCAGTAGGTGCTACGGTAAGCAGAATAGCGTTCCGAAGACCATTATCGCGAATAAGAGTGCGAATACGAGAAGGGAGAGTCTTAAAGAAGACTTCGTTCTTCAGCTTATTCCAGTCATACGCAGCGAAGCTTCCTTTCTCCTTTCCGAGTTTCGCGGAAGCTTTGTATGCCTCATTTCTTATCGTTGAGAATAGCCGTTCCAGAAACTCCAGGCAGTCTTCCGACCCGTACCTGTACCCCGCCTTGATAAGGAAGTAGTGTAGTCCGGTAACGCCCAGTCCGATTCTACGGGAACGCATTCCTCCTTCTTCGCATTCCGGAATTGGGAAATGGTTTGCGGTAAGAATATTGTCAAGGAAGCGAACACCTGTGCGAATCGCACGAGCCAGTCTGCGCCAGTCGATAGTGCCATCCATGTCAACCATGTTAGCAAGATTAACATGACCCAGGCAACAGTTACCGTATGCAGGAAGAACCTCTTCGCCACACGGGTTGGTGCTAGGCATACGTTCGAAGTAAGATACGTTGGTGTATTCGTTAGCAAAATCGATATTAAAGATACCCGGTTCTCCTGACTCAACAGCATTGTCTACAATGCGTTCCCAGATTTCACGGGCACGAAGCGCTTTCTTGGTTACTTCTCCAAAAGTATCACCATAGTGTTTCAGGTGGTGCAGCTTGGCTCTGCCGATGGCATCTGATTCATCCTTGGCGACGACTTCAACAATGTCATCCCCAAGCTCTGATTTGCGTTCAATTTGATAGACAAAATACTTGTTTTGTCTACCGCCGAAAGTGAAATGCCACTCCTCATCATTCTCTACTGCGGCGATGAACCGTTTAGTTACGCCGACTGAGATGTTGAAGTTAGTTAGTTCTTTTCTATCCAGTTTAACATGCAAAAACTCAAGGAAATCTGGATGAGTAACTTCAAGAATAGACATTAGAGCCGTTCTACGGTTCTTACCAGCACGAACATGATTACCAATTTCGTTAATCATTCTCATGACTGAGAGAGAACCTGGGGCTGAGTTAGGGATATTCTGAATGTTATCGCCTTTTGGTCTAATCTTAGAGAAGTTGAACCCAATGCCACCGCCACCACAAGAAATCTTGTACATATCGGAAATAACCTTTCCAATACTTTCAACGGAGTCCTCTGGGTCAAGGACATAACAGTTCAGCAGGTTCTGGTCACTACGACCAGAGCCGAACAGGATTCTGCCTCCAGGCATAAAGTCCCCGCTATTAATCGCGTCGAAGAACTTCTGTTCGAACTTCTGGCGGTCCTCGGGGAACTCAGGGTCGGAGGCGGCTTTCGCTACTCTGCGAGCGCACTCTTTCCATTGAGTTTCTCCTGGGTAAGCGTACTTGTCGAGGAAGATAGTTTCAGCTAGGCTGTTCTCTGGAATCTCATAAGGCATTAGTCCTCTTCTCCATAAACCAAAACATCCTCTTCAGGCATAACAAGGTAAACCTCGTCGTCGAACTGAATCTCCTGTCCTGCGAACTGAGCGAAAATGACATGCAAACCCTCTTTCCAATGGGTTCCTTCGCAGCCTTCTCCAGCACGAACAATATATCCTTCACTCAGCTTCTTCTCGGTAATAGTTTCGGGCAGCAAAATACCTCCTTTGGATTCGGTCTTATGCTTTTTCCGCGTAATAATTAATCGTTTTCCGTTTGGCGTGTAGTTCATTTTATGGACTTTTATATAGTGATTTTGGTCAGATTGTTGCGCTTTTTGACAGTTAATGTTTGAGAATATTCCTCCAAAAGCGAAGAGAGATATTCGTTATGTGTAATTAAGAAAAGCTTTTTGTGTTTCGTGATTTGATGAATTAGTTCAATCAAACCTTTTACACCATCCGCATCGAGAGAATCCGCTACTTCGTCAAAGAAGACAATGTTCGACCTATCTTTTCCTGTGAGCAGAAGAAGGTCGTTTAGCCCAAGCATTACAGCAAGGGAAACTCGTTTCTTCTCTCCACCAGAGAGGGACTCGTAGTGGCACTCGACCCCATCATTATAGATGGTTTCGGTCAATGAGTCGTCGAATTTTATGACGAATCCGCCCTTGGTGAGGGTGCTGAGGTAGGAGTTGCATCTTTCGTTCAAATAGTCGAGGATGTTGCGTATAACATAGCGAATCAGCCCCGCCTCGGAGAAGGCATGCTCCCAAAACCTCATCAGGTCGTATTCCTTTTGCGCTTGTGTGGAAAGCTCTCCGTACTTCTTGGCTAGGCGCTTCTCGGACCTAATCTGGTTTTTCGTGATTTTGATTTCCGTATCAATTTCTTTGAACTTCTCAATTGTCTCAAAATCAGAAGAAGTTACAGGAATCCATAACGAGTCCACCTCTTTCTTCAGCTTGTTGACCTCCCTGCACAGGGTTCGCTCTTCTGCGGACCATGCTTTCGCTTGCTCTTCTAGCTCCTTTGACTTATACCAATTGGACTCTGAGAGCTTGCCGCAATGCTCACAGCTAGTTCCGCTGAGAGCTTTAAGAGTGCTGTGTGCTTGAGAAACCCGCTCACGAAGGCTGCCTAACTTTCCGAGCGCTCGCTCGCACTCGACATCTTTCTCGTGGTGCTGTCGTTCTAAGTCTTGTATTTCGCTCAAAGACTTGTGTGCGATAAACTTGAGTTTCTCAGAAGAAAAGTAGCTTGTAGACTTCTTCTTGAGGTTTTGCAAAGTAGACACACGCCCAGAGAGCTTGGTCACCTTACTTGTTGCGTCATTGTGCAGTGCTAAGTTTACTTTCTTCTCGTTTAAGTACTTAGACTTCAAGGACTTAATGGTTGAGCGGTTCTTGAAGAGGTCGCCTACCGACAGAAAGTTTTGGATAATCGCTCTCTTTTCCTCGGGCGTTGCCGTAAGGAAATCTGTGTTGTTCGACTGACCGAACACGATAGACGCGAGGAAAACATTATGGTTAATGTTGAGTATCTGCTCAAGATACTTCTGCGTTGACTGAATGGAGTCTTGGGTGCAGTTTTCATCGCCAACATGAACGGTCAGCATTGGTGCGCGTTTGACTCGTTCGATGACGGTGTTCCCGTTAATAGTAAGAACGACGCGGCACTTGCCACGAGTGTGGTAGTTTTTCAGGCTCTTATCGTTTGTTTTTCGAATCGTCTTACCAAACAAAGCGAACATAATCGCTTCGATGATAGTGCTTTTTCCTGCGCCGTTGGACCCTGCGGGTTTCGTGTCGTAGTTCTTTCCTACGATGCGGACGAGGTTTTCGCATTCATCGAAGTTAACAACAGCCTCCTTAACCGACAAGAAGTTATAAATCTCCAGTTTATTCAGTTGCATCTCTAATCTCCTTCAGAGCCTCCAGAAGTTCGTCTTTCTTAAAAATGGTTTCGCTCTCAGCAATGTATTGGTTGATAACCTTATCGTCCAAAGTAAACACTTCGCCCTTTGGAGAGTAAGAAGATTCAATCTTCGGAAGCACATCTTCAAACACAAGCTCTAGGTGTTGAATTGGGTACTGCGCGAAAATTTCTTCTCGCAACTTGTTCTCCGTGTACGAATCTAGCTTGTCCACTTTCACGCGGAGAATGGTGAAGAAGTCTCCGAACTTGTGCTTCTTCGATAACTCCTCTATCTCGTCAATGGTTCCTACGACATGACGGATGCCTTTTCCGATAGGCTTTTTTACCATGTCGATTTTACCGTCCCGAATATACAACTCGTGAACAAATTTCTGTGCGTTCGCCTCACCAAATGTATTGGAGTATTGTGTTCCAAGCACGACGACATTATCATAGATTTTTGGCTTGTGGATATGCCCCAAAAACGCCATAGGCTTTTTCTTAAAATGCCACTTCTTTACTCTAGCCTCATATGCGTAGTGTCCGTTCGACACACAGCCATCAAAGCCGAAGTGACCGAACACAGGATTTTTCGTAGCTTTTAGGTCTGCGATGATTCTGTCTTCATCCTCGTAATGAGGAATGAAATCAAAATTCACGTCCCCAAGCCGAATTGTTTCCGTGTCCTTTACAATATGTGCAAGGTCGGAAAACAGGGACAGAACTGTGTCAGAGGTTCCATCTTTTCGAAGAGTATCGTGATTGCCTCTATTAACAATAATGTTTTTACATGTAATGTTTTCTAGTATGTGGCGAAATGCGAGAAGCTCTTCACTTCTGGGGTTTCGTCTTTCGAAAACATCTCCGTTGATAACAACGTACTGACACGGCTTACTGTTGGTTAGGTGTAGCAGGGTCTCAATTTGCTTTTCAAGAAACCCAGGCATATAGTCTGACCTTAGGTGAAGGTCCGTGAGAATAACAACTCTACTGGTTCTGGACATATTCAGTAATTTCTTCTTCGTTGATGAGTCTGCCGTCAGTATCAAATTCGGCTTCTATCAGGTTACCAAAGGAGCTTCCTGCTTCAACATCAACAACGAAGGGTACAACAAAATCTAGACCATAAAAACCTTTGAAGTCGTCGGTACTTTGTAGTACGTACTTCATCAACTCCACGGTCTTTTTCATATCTTTGGGAGACACTTGAACCTCTACAGAGTCGTGAACGGTTGCAAGAATCTCGGCATCTAGACCTGTCTTAGTTAGATACTTTTGCAGACGAAGAATCGAATGCAACATCAAATCGGAGGCAGAACTTTGAATCACAAAGTTCATACCTTGTCTCAACGCACGGTACTGATACTTTCTGTTTGGGCTGTTCACATTATCAAGGTGGCGTCGCCGACCAAACAAACTTACCGCGTACCCATTTTCGCGAACGAACTTATGGACAAAATCAATCCACTTGAATACGTTTGGGAAAGAGGTTTGGTATGCCTTAAAAATATTTTTGCAGTAGCCTACATCCTTACCAATCTGTTGAGATAGCTTATGCGGACCTCCTCCATACACAATGAGGAAGCTTACGCTCTTTGCGATTTGTCGTTCCTCTTTGGTTACTTCCTCTGCTGGCTTGTCAAACACGAGGGACGCAGTAAACCTGTGAAGGTCTTGCCCTGAGTTGAACGCTTCGATGAGGTTCTTGTCTCGGCAGCACTGTGCCAGCACACGAAGCTCTGCTTGAGAGAAGTCGGCGGCGAGAAACACTTTGCCTTCATCAGCCCTCATCATACTGCGAAGATTAACTTCGTCGTCCTCTTCGGGTCGTGGCAAGGTGTGAAAGGAGATTCCTTTCTTGTGTTTCGGGGACACCTGATAGGTGGAGCAGCTTAGGCGACCAGTAACAACATTTCCGAAGTTGTAGCTTGAGTACACGCGATTATCCTCGTTGTACTCAATCGCCTTCTCAACACCCTTCACATAGGTTTTGTGTTGCTTTACGCGAGCCTTGTGCCGAAGCAAAAGCTCAATGTACTCCTTTGCGTCACCCTTTGCGGAGGCGGCTACACTCGTGAGATGTGCTTCAGTGATAGCGGGGGCTTTGGTCTTTTTAGAGAACTCGGTGGCTCTTATACCAAAGCCCTCTTTCGAAAACAACAGAATACCCATATCCGCATTAGACCTTGGGTTGATACCGTCAATTGGTGACAGTTCCCTCAATCTATCTTCAAGCTCTTGTATTTCTTTTTGCAGAATCTCATCAAATCTTGAAACACATTGGTTATCTACAAGAATACCTCTGTGTTCTACTTGAGCAGCAATAACAAGAATCTCCTTGAGAAGCTTTTCATAAACATGAACCACTCCTTTGCTTCTCATTGTTGGGGTCATAAGACGATGCGCTCGTAGAGTGAAATCAGCGTCCATCGAATTGCCTACGGACATATCATCCAAAGGCATATTCTCCCAATCATGGGTTCCTCCGTTCGTTACAGTTAGCATGAAAGTGTTTCTAGGATTCTAGCGGTTACAAGGTAAGGGTCGCATGACGCGGCAGGTCGGCGGTCTTCAAAGTACCCACTGCCTTCGCGGTCCACATGAGCCGGGACGCGAACGCTTGTAGAGCGGTTAGCTACCGCCCAGGAGAACTTATTATAGTCTGAGGTCTCGCAATCCCCCACCAATCTTAGCTCGTTTCCCGGACCATATACTTCAATGTGCTTGTCGTGAGTTTTTTTGAACTTCGCCATAATCTTAGGCAGACCTTTCAGGCTTTCCCGAGTTTCCGGAGTTGAAATATTCACATGACACCCCGCACCATTCATCGTAGAATAAATCTTGGGGTGGTACGAAATACGCATGTTGAACTTCTCCGAGTTTCTTTCGTTAATAAAGCGAGAAATCCAAAGGTCGTCGCTCGCCTCAAGTGCTGTCTTGGGAAGCGTTTGATATTCCCACTGAGAAATCATCACCTCGGCGTTCATTCCGAATAGTTTGATTCCAGCGTCATGGCACTTCTGAAGATGCTCCTCCGCAATCAATCGCCCGACAACTCGGCCAGACCCATTACCGCAATAGAACTCTCCCTGAGTCATTGCGTCCTCCGGTACTAGCGGGTTCTGCATCGGGTCAGTTACGGTGTACTCTTGCTCAAAGCCGAACCACACATCGCCTTCGTCCATTTCACGCAGCTTTGCTCTCGTGTTGGTTTCGTGTGGAGTACCGTCAGGATTGTAAACTTCGCATAGAGCGAGATAGCCCTGCTCTTTGAACGGGTTCATATAAACTCTTACAGGCTTCAGCAGACGGTCAGAGTTGTCTTCAGTGCCTTGCATAGTGCTTCCACCATCAAAGCTCCAATCAGGAATGGTATCACCTTCTACGATGCGTACCTTCGAGCGAATCTGGGGCATGTCGTCGGAACCATCCAACCAAATGTATTCTACAGTTTTCATAGGTCTAGTATCTTTCTAGTTCTTGTGGGAAGAACTCCTTCACCAAGTCCATCAAACCATGGGGTAGGTTTTCATCGATGAGAGAGTGCATAATCTTCGTATCACCGATGTTATTAAAGTCGGAAATTCCAAAAGTGAGCAGGAATTTAATGTCGAATTGGCAATTATGGAAAACCTTTTCGATGTTCTTGTTCGCCATGAGCGAACTTAGTCGGTCTTTTACAATCTCAATATCTGAGTCGATAAAGGGGGACTCTCGGTGATAAATCGGGATAGTGAATGCTTTGTTTTCGTCATACGCAAAAGCGATGGTAGACATTTTATCCTTCTTGAAGTCCAGTCCCGTAGTTTCGATGTCCACCCCAAGCACAGAATGCTGTTCGGCTATATCCATCATTTCATGGACTTCTTGGATGGTTTTGCATAGCTTATAGTTTGTCCCATCAAACTTGTTCTTGTTTAGGATAAACTTATCGTAAGCATTATCCACATCCTGAACAAACAGCTTGCGTACCTTTGGTTCAAGGAACAGCACCTCTGCGTCGTAGGTGGGGACGACTTTGTACCCTTCGAAATCAAACTCTTTCCCGCGCTTATTGTACAGACCGGACTTCTTGAGAAGGGTCTTCATCGCCACATTACCGAGCGGGATGATTAGGTCCGGTTCTACTTCACGAATATCTTCATACAGGAATGGGCGGTGACGCTCGTAGTCCGCAGTCGTCAAGTCATCCTCTTTTGTGTTTGGCTCGCGGATAGCCGGAATGAATTGGTAGCTACCTTCGGGAACAGAAGTGTTTTTGAGTAGCTTCATGATGATGGCGTATTCGTTGTCACTAAAATCATACAACGACCCACGCTCACGATACTGGCACGGAGTAACGAAGACAATCTTTTCGGTTCCTACGGGAAATGCCGAATAATCTTTGGATTTTTCGGTTTCTCCAAAAGATTCAATAAGTTTTTCTAGGTCCATAGTATATTATACGGTATGCCTAAAGGCAAAAAGAAACATTATATCAATAACAAGAAGTTTGAGGAAACTATTTTTAATTACTTAGACAACCCTCAAGAATATGAGGACGAGTTGATTTCTCAACTCGACCTCTTAATTTCTAGTATTCTTACATCCTTTAAGTTTAAGGTTGATTTTGACGACGCAAAGCAGGAGTGCTTTCTTCTATCTTTAAAAGTCCTAAAAAACTTTAGCCGAGAAAAGGGGTCCGCGTTCAACTACTTTACGACTGTCATCGTGAACAACTTGAAGCTTATCTATACTAAAAACAAAAAGTATTACGAGAAGGTTCAAGAGTACCGTGACAAAAAAATCAAGACGTTTCTGGATGAAGAACTTTAAAGTAGTCGTAAACCTTCGGGTATTCAACATCCACCGAAGTCTTACCTTTGGAGAAGTGAACCAGTGATGGAGCAGAAGAAATTGAGAAAGTGGCGAACGCGGCTGGAAGATTCCAGCTATCAACGATGTACATTTCCTCAGTCCCCTCCTGTTCCCCCCATTCTTCTGCAAGCTCTAGAATCCTATCGCAGTATTTGCACCACGGGGACACGTAAAGCACAGAAAAGGTTTCAGTTTTTCTTCGCTTCAGAACCTCGTTTAGCTCAGGCTCAGTCGTTAGAGTTCTCAGCAGTCTCATCTTCTTCCTCGGCAGCAAGCTCCTGTTCAGCCAGCTTGGTAGCGGCAGCAACTTGCTCCTCACTTACCTGTGACAGCACAGCCTCAATTTCCTCTTCGGTCATATTCTCCACACGCTGGTTAAGTTCCTCGGTAATGGAGTGGATGCCCTTAAAGAAAAGAATTCGTGCAAGGAGGTCGTCTCCCATGGTATCCCCAGTAAGAGCAGCTTTTAGGTCTCCCCACTGCTTCGTCTCTTCCTGGTTCAGTTTAATATATAACTTCATTCGTCTGTTATTTTGTTTGAGTTTAAAGTTGCCAAAATTTTCTCCATCAACCTTAAAGTTGATTGTTTGAGTGTCGGCGTTCATGACCTATTATAGTACCCATGTCTGATAATATCGAAGATGTTTTAGGGGTTGGCGAGTTCTCCAAGAAGAAGCGAGTCAACAGTAAGCGCAAAGGGGCGACCTTTGAACGGAAAATCGCCACTATGTTGAACGAGAGGTTTCACACCAAAGAGTTTAGTCGAACTCCAGGGTCGGGCGCTTTCGCTACCACCCACAAAAACCTGCCTGAGAACTTGCGTATCCAGGGAGACCTTATCACTCCTGACTGGTTCAAGTTCGTGGTTGAGTGTAAGAACGGATATGACCTACAGATTGATGATTTGTTCAAAAGGAAAAGCGACTTCTGGTCTTTCATCAAACAAGCACAGAGGGACGCTCAGGGCGCTAACAAGGAATGGATGGTTGTATACCAGAAAACTCGTCGAATGGCGCTGGTAATCGTTCCTAAGCGTTACAGGGCAACGCCAGAGTTAGTTCTAAACGACACGTACTTTATCTATCCGTTGCATGAGTTCCTGAAGCTGCCGAACGAAGTCTTCTGCTCTTAGGGACTCGGTCTTTTTGAGAGCTTCCATTTTCTTCATGCGGGACATCGCGGACTTCTTATTCGTGGTCGCGTCTTGAATGGGGGTTCCTTCTTTGAGACGGAGACCAATAGTGCCTAGCGTATCGCCTTCTTCTCCCTCGACAGACATTTGAGTTTCTGTAAATCGTAGAGTGCCTCCGTTAAGAATTTGGTCGTAAACGGGACCAAGGACATCGGTCTCCATAGCCATGTAGGTTTCGCCCCCACTGTTCAGAGCTAATGCTTGTCGCTCACTTGACGCTGCGGTAGAGAGATACTCTAGAGCCATGTTCTCCCTGAACCCTGGAGTGTTTTGGTTGCTTTGTCTCCAGGCTTGAGTAACGATAGGAAGTAGCTCCTTTCTGGCTGCTTCTTTCGCGTCAGGGTCTTTAATCTTGTTAAACTCTTCTAATCTATCAAAGAATCTTCTTTGTCGAACAGAGTCTTCATATCCTAGTTGGCTGAGACGCTCTAGGGCGACGTCGCGAATAGCTCCGGGTTCAGCAGCCGCAATATTGGCAATAAACGCATCAACGCTTTTTACTTCTTCCTCTCTGGCTTTGTCCGCAGCTTTTAGAATATCTTCTGCTGACCTTCCGCTTTTATCAATCTTTTCAAGCAGTCTTGAATGGTCCTCTCTTACCATTCGTACATCCTCGTTGGCTAAGTCTCTGGCGAGCGCCAGACCCATCTTTCCGTTATAAATAACTTTGCCTCCAGAGTCCTGTTTAAGGGATATTCTTAGTTCTCCAGACTCATGCTCCCTTCCGGGAACATCGTACTTTTTATCCGTGAGAATGTCATCGTAGGCTTCAATACCTATGCATTCAGCTTGAACATCAGCGGTAACTTTCTTGCCGCCTCTGCGTCCCGTAACACCCCCCACTTTCTTGAAGTTTTTGCAGTCAGGGAAAGCCTCAACTAGATTTTTAAACTGCTGAAGCGACTGCGCCAACATGGTCGCAACAACTTTCTGTTCGTCTGGGTTTTCAATTCCGCTCAAAAGAGCGTTTACGTAACGGTTCATACCTTCTTCGGCAAATGTTGCAACCTCTAACTCGTCCAGGTCTCCACCGAGCCTTTCTGTCATTACTCTGGTGAATAGAGCAGTATTAAACTTCGAACCCATTTCCCCTGCGATACGTTTAAGTTCCTTGGCTGCTTTCTTCGAGTCTTTCTCCACGTAAAGCACATGGGCTACATTTACCATCGACTCCTGCAAATCGTTGACAATAGCATTGAAAGCGTTTGTTTCTGAGGAGTCTGCGCGACCTCGGATAATGAATGGTTTCCCGTTAGGGGCTTCGTTCTCTTCAAGAATGGTAAGGGCTTCGTAAATCGGGCTTTTCTCTGTTCCTATCTTGAGACCGTACACTTCTTCGTCTGTAGCGGCGTCATCTGCGAGAGCGCCGCACTTGGTCCACAGCCCTACATCCTTTCCAGTGCCTCTAAACTTAAAACACTTTTGTACAAAATCAACATCATCGGGGCGAATAGACTCACCTCTCTTTACGCGGTCTGCGATGTCCAGCGCACGAATAACATTTTGGTTTAGTTCTTTTGCCCCTTCAATTGTTTCTTGTGCTGGTTTCGCGAGACCGAATCTTTCTGCGACTTTTCGTAGTTTTGTGACGCCGCCCATGCCAAGGGCTTGTCGGGAGAATGCTTTTAGTTTGCTAGGGTCATACCTAAGCCCATAAGCGTCAAAAGCTGCTGTAAGCTCTGCTTGATTCTCATCTGCGACAGCCTGAACGAACTGTTCTTGTCCTGTTACGGGAAGTTCCGGGTTTAGCTGCTGGGGCTGTTCCTGTTCGGCGTCAGCTTTCGCTTGGTCTCCCATGTCGGGTTTCTCAGCCCCTAGCTGGTCCTTTTGTTGCTTATAAAGATTTACCAGAGCTTGCCAATCCGATAACTGGAAGGACTCGCCTTGCGGTTTGTCTCCCCCAGCATAACGAACGACCTCAACGCCCTCTCCGGTCTTGTAGGAGGCGGCAGCTTTTCCGGTCTGCTCACGAGCGAATTTCGCGGCTTCGGCTGCGTCGTTCTTCTGTGCGGGGGTTTCTATTCCAGGAGGAAGGTCTGCTGGAGCCAGCGGTGCGAGCATGCCGATGAAGTCCTGGGGGTTTTTGGCAGCGGGTCCACCACGACCCTCGACCACAGTCTCACAACTGTCGTAATACGCTTTCAAGAACTCGGACTTGTCCATAGTATATGATAGTAGGCTCCCCTAGTATTTACCAGAGAAGCCTACAAAAAGTGTGATTTTACACTAGATGGCTACTGGGGAGAGTACGGTGTCGATGTCAGAGTTCTCGGTGAACTGTACAGCGAAGTCGTAGCGCAGAGTCATCTCGATAGTATGGAAATCGCTAGTGGCGTAGTTATACTCACCAAGTTTCCATCCTTTGGGGTAGCAGCCATAAAGGTTGACATGAGTTCGTGGGTTACGGTGAGCATCCAACTGGAAGATAGTTACAGTCTTCTTAAAGATAGGAGCTTCGGTAAGTCCTGCGAGTCCCTCAGGGCTTTGGTTTACTTCACTAGTGCCGTTACCAATACCGCCATAGTGAACACCGTAGACCGGGTCATAGACGCTTCTCATCCACGCGAAAAGAGCATCGGCAATATCGCCTTTGATTAGGTTGTCAAAGGTAACCGTGATTTCGTCGGGAGAAGGCTTGCCTGGATAGTAGAACTTCTCGTTTACACGATGGACTTCCACATCTTCAACCGCAAATCCTGGTTGGGTGATTTGCTTGCATGCAAGAGTAAGTCTATCTTGGTTATCGAGACCAGGAACATTGCCAAGTGAGCCAGCGAACTTAGGGATTTGAATCTCCCAAGAGTAAGAACGGAAGGACTCAAGTGCATGAGATAGTCTTGGAGTATCAGCAACGAGGGACGCTGCTCTGTCTACATAGTAGGAACCATTAGCCATTTAAGTTTTACCTCAGTATTATATAGTGGTTATAGTGCGGCTGACTGATTTGTCAGGTTGAGTTCGAAGACCAGAATTTCAGCAGTCTTGGTGGGCTTAATCATTACCTTACACCAAAGCTCGTTTCGGTCCACGCGAATAGGGGTGTTAGTGGTCTCATCACAGATGACCTTGAACTGAGTAATACCTCGTCTCTGTTGAATGTCGCCCAGAGCGGGGGTAAGAACATTTCGTATGGCTTCCCAAGTGATGGGGTCGTTTGGCTCGAAGACGAATCGGCGAGTTGCCTGTAGTACCAATCTGCGAAGATAAATCATCAGTCGGCGTACATTGATTCTGTCTAGAGCAGTAGGCGCTCTTTGACCAGTTCTTTGACCGTAGATGACAATGCCGTCAGTAGTAAACTTGGTAATTGGGTTTACGATGTTTCCTGGACCGTACAGTGCGTCCCTGTCTCCGAGGTTGAGTTTGACCTCAACATCGGTGGGCTGAGTTAGGCGACCGCGAATAAGACCAGCGGGAGCGAACCAGGGGTCGGCTACCCCGTCAGTAAAGCACATCTGACGAATCGCGTAGATGGCTGGGTCGTAGAACTGGTCAGTACCGTTGAAGGCGTTGAACTGTTTTACCCATGGCCAATATACTGCGGCGTAGCTACTGTTAATGGAAGCGGTTCTTCCGGTTGCTTGACCGTTAGTCCAATCAATGGCTTGTTGTGCGCCACGCAAACCGACTGGAGGTGATACTACCGCCAAGAAGTTTTGGGTGCTTTCGGCGAGAGTAATTAGAGCGTTTTGTACAGCTTGGTCGGAGACCCCTGGAACAACAGCCATGGAGATGGGTACATCTTCCGCGTCAAGGGCGTTTAGACCGTCCTTGCGAGCGGCAGTTCCAATAAGAGCGCCGCGAACAGTTGGGTCTGACATATCTCCGCCAACATCCTCGGCATCGCCGTTGTTTCCGGCTTTAAAGTCGTAAGTGCCAGCGGCAAGACTCAAAGTGCGGAAGGTTTTGGTCTGGTCTTTCTTGTAGGTGTTGCCAGGACCGTGAACATAAGAACCTACGATTGAAGCGTCGTCGTACGCGGATGTTGGCGGAGTCCAGGTGGGGATACCGGACACAGTAGCATTGTAGGCTTCGGCATTAGTAAACCCGGCACCATCAGCCCCAAAGGTGTAGAAGTTACCTTTCACATAGTTAGAGTTAGCGTTGGCAAGACTCTGCGAGAGAATATCTTCTGGCCAGACAGTAACGGTGCTAGACTCATAGGAGGTTGGTTTTTCAACGCCCATCAGATAGGTCTCTTCAAGTCCGCCGTCTGAGTTAATATTAACAAAGAAGTTTCCGTTGTTTTGTTGTCCTACGCTAGCCTGAAGACCTCTGAATTGAAGACCTCCTTGATAGTTGATGGCGGAGTAGTTGTATCCTTTTCCTGGGTATAGTGAAGCTAGTTGGTATCCTCCCTGTTGACCAGAGATGTCGAAGGTTACACCACTTGCGGTGTTGGTTGCTCCAAGAAGACCGGAAGCGGTTCCAACATCGGATTCGTCGGACTTAATCGGAACAAAGAGAGAAGAGCCAGCGTAGGCGCCGTCGCCGAACAGGGCTGCTGAGTGAGCAGTTTCTGCTGTACTAAGGTTTTGGAAGGTAAGGTCAGTTACGTCAATGGGGGTGGCTGAAAGGTAAGTTCCGGCATAATCTACCCCGGATGCGTAATAAGTATCAAGAGTTAGGTAAGACCCGTTACCCCCTTCCTTGGCGACAATCATGCCACTGCCGTCACCGTAAACATTGGGCGCGAAAGTAACGGAACCGTTGGTGGCGTTGAAAGCCGCTGCGAAACCTGCGGCGGCGGCGTTAGTTTTGTGGGTGTTGTCGGCGTCCCACTGAGTCTTGGTTACTGCTGGGAAAGCGGTTCCGGTGCCGCTAGCTCCTGGGCGGTCCCTGTAGATGTATACAGAAGTGGCGACATCCTCAACAGCAAGACCGTCTTTGTTATAAGCGCGTAGGTCAAGACGGTATACAACGTTGGATGAAAGTTGAGAAGTTGCAAACTCAATATGTGGCTTGGTTACGAGAGGTACAACGTTATTAGCACCTTTCGCAGTGTCGGTTGCAGCCCGAACAAAGTAAACTTGATTAGTTCTTTGTAGAATCTGTAGAGCGCCATAAACGCCCTGACCTCCAGTAACCAGTTCAGGAGTTCCGAACCGCCGAATCAGGTCAGCGGGAGTGGTTACTAGGGTCGCCTCGTCTACAGGACCGCGAGACGCGAAGCCAACTACACCTACGATTGAGGGGTTTACTGATGGTGCGTAATCAGAAACATCCTTCTCAATGGTGTAAACACCGGGGGAAACGAAATTTGCCATGTCTTACCTTTTAAATGATTTGAAGAAGCTGTCTTCTTTGAAGTTCCAAACAAGTGTCTGTAATGCTTTTTTCCGGGACGGAAATGGTCTTATTTGGGGTCATGAAGATATGCTTGAAAAGCCCTCCAGACTTAATAACGATTTCCAGTCCTTGACCAGACACATTTGTTATGGTAACCGATTTCATAAAACTTCCTCTATGTATATTTAGAGGAACACCCCTCGAAAACGGTGATTATTTAGGTATTTTGTTGTGGCTACTCTAACAAGCTCTCGGAGTAGGTCATCAATGGCACATACACAGAACATCGTCCATTGGCAAGACTAAACCCTGTGTTACAGTCTGTCCAAAAAGGAACCGTTTCAAAGGTCATTTTGGTGGGGTCAGAAATTGGTGCGGGGTAATAAGTGTGGTTCTTTATTTTGACCCCCAATCTATGTCCAGCTTTAAACTTGTAGCATTGGAATCTTCCTACGGAGGACACC